TTGAAATTATTGCACTACTTGACAAATCATTATACTGGTCAAATTACGAACCTGAAACTCCAAGACTTGAACACCTGCTTGCAGTTGCCGCAGCCACAGGATACTGGTCAGCACCATCTTGGTTCAAAGTAGTGGACATGAGTATGCGAGATTTAGAAGTGGCACCAGTGATGTATGCAAACCACGCATGGGATGATTGGATTGCATTCTATCCTGCCAACGGAAATTTTAAACTTGAAAATCATTCACAGGTAAATCCAGTTTGGCTAGCTGGCAGCGTTAAGCCACTGGAGTACTGGCGCAATGGCTAATATTAAATTTGAATTACGAACACGTAAAAAACAAATTCCCGAACTTTGGACTGTCAACTATAACATTGACGACGGCCAAATTAAGTCAATTGAGCCAGGCCAATTAAAAGCTGCCGGCAGTCTTGTAGTCAGTTATAGTAAGGTGAAAGATTTACTTGCTGGCAAGTCAAATCAGAATGATTTCAAAATTGCATTTAGTGATACAGTTGGATCACTTGATTTAGTTAATGTCAAGCAACATGACGCATTTAAGAAAAGGCACATTTGGAAAGGCTGGTTAAGCACCAGTGAATATCAAGGAAACCCACTCAGTGACTTACGTATCACATTATTCAACGATACTGGCATACTACGCATTGAAGCTACCAGTGTATGGGTAACTTCGTTGCGCGAACGTTTAGAAACTGACTACATTGATGAATCGTTGCAACTATTCATTACAGACGAAGAAGATCCTCATCAATTATTTGGGCAACTCAGTGTCAAGTTAATTGACATAGCTGAACGCGGATATTATGAAGGTAGGCTTTGGTCTATTATGGATCACGACTTGGTCAAGAACATACTTTTTAAAGGCCAACGTATAAGAATCAATACGCCACCGATTGCCAGCAGTATGTTTTTTACCAGNTTATCAGAGTACTCNACCTTCAATGGTATAGTTGATGGTCAAACAGTTATGAGTCATCCCGGACAAGGCAAGCATGTTTCGTTATACTTAAAAGATGGGGGATTGTGGGCGTGTAGCTATTATCAGCCAGGATCTCCATTGGAGCAGTTGGTTGGTAATTTAAAAATTGCAATTCTAGCAGGTGATGACCCTGATAACTTTTATGGTTGGGCCGAACTGCCTGCACTGATGCTCAAGCAACCGTTTGCGTTTGAAGTACTTGACAAATGGCCATACCAGACCACTCCGCATGTGTTATATAAAGCAAGTAATATCGATATAGGAGCATTAATTTGAAAACCGCAATTACAGAATTTGATGTAGTGTTTATCAGCTATGATGAACCAAATGCAGATGAGAATTATGCAGACCTCTTAGAGAAATGTCCATGGGCCAAGCGCAGTCACGGTGTATATGGCAGTGATGCTTGCCACAAAGCAGCGGCCAAGTTAGCTGAAACAGAACGCTTTATTACAATTGATGCAGATAACAAAGTGCGCCCAGACTTCTTTGAAATGGAATTGGATCTAACTAAATTTGATCGCAGTGACGTACTGAGCTGGAGCGGTAAAAACGTTATCAATGGACTTGTATACGGCAACGGTGGCATTAAACTTTGGCCTAAAAAAGTAGTGGAACAAATGCGTACACACGAAGCAGTTGATAGTGGTGCAGGCGCTGTGGACTTTTGCTGGGATATTCATTATCACCAACTAAACAACATCTATTCAGATGTGTACAACAATGCAACTCCGTACCAAGCATATCGTGCAGGATTTCGCGAAGGTGTTAAGTTAGCCCTTATAAATGGACAGCCTATGGACTGGCGTCAAATTGCAGATCGTAATAATTTTAAAAATCATCGTAGGCTATTGGTTTGGATGAGTGTTGGGGCAGATGTACAAAACGGCATGTGGGCCATGTACGGCGCAAGATTGGGCTGTTATATGACAAACTTGCAGAAAGACTGGGACTATAAATTGGTTGCAGATTTTGAGTGGCACAATCAGTATTGGTCTGAAACTGTTATGCCCCTGTTTGCAGGCGCTGAAGAAACTTGTCCTGTATCAAAGTACTCATACAGTGCATCAAAGTTATCAGCTGAAACTCAGCGTTTAGGTAAATTGCTAAAACAAGATTTAAGATTAGAAATTGCTGACCTAGATGAAGCAGGATCAAAGTTTTTTAAAGCCAGCTACTTTAACCCACACCGCCTTGGCCCAATGGTCAAGGAAAGTGATGTTGAACAATTTATTGCGGAGTAAGCTTTGTTAGATGTTTTCTTTATTTCAATGGGCGAAGAAGGCAGCGAAGCAATTGGCAGCGTTTGCTAGAATTTGTGCCAGATGCAAAACGAGTAGAAAACATCATTGGCATTTATAATGTGCATAAAGAATGCGCCATGCGTAGTTCAACCAAAAATTTCTGGGTTGTAGATGCAGACGCTTGGATAGTAGACGACTTTGATTTCTCATGGGAACCAGACACAACAGCGGTACACTGGGGTGTTCCTGAAAATGAATGTGTTGTAATTTGGCCCAGTGTTAACCCAGTAAATGATTTAGTGTACGGATACGGCGCAGTAAAAGTATTTTCTCGCACACCATTCATTAACAATAATAAATGGGCAATTGATATGTCCACATCATTGTCTGACGTTGTGATCAGCAAAGATGTTGTCAGTTGCGAAACAAGATTTAATGCCACACCAGAATCTGCTTGGATCGGTGCATTTCGTGAGAGCGCAAAGCTTGCATCCCTGGCAGTGGTAAAAATTCGAATCCGCAAGAGTATTGCAAGACAAAATGCCGAGCTTGACGCATTGGCAGACTTTGTAGATGCACAAGACTTTTCAAGTGATAAGAAAACCAATTACCGCAATGTACAAACTATCTTTATTAAGGATCGATTTAAAAGCGAAACTGATATCTTTAGTTACTGGAACGAAATTGAAACATGCAGTCACCGCCGTTTAATTTGGTGTACACTTGGCTGGAATAAGCCCAATGGAAAATATTCAGTGTTAGGGGCACGTGCTGGTGCCGCATTTGGTCTAAAACATGGAGATGATTTGTTAACCTTAAATTGTCTAAATGACTGGCCTTGGCTTAAAAAGGAATTTAAAAATGTCAATGTTTAATGTGGCTGCAAGAACAATAAAACGCAATAAAATTGCAGACTTTCCTGTTGTATTTTTAAGTTTTGATGAGCCTAATGCAGATCTACACTGGGAGTTATTACAACAAGTAACCCCGCATGATAATATTGCAAGAGTCCACGGTGTAGTTGGATTTGATGCGGCACACAAGGCCGCAGCCGCTGCCTTTCCCAAAAGCGAATACGTTATCACTGTTGATGCCGACAACATTGTAGATCCATCCTTCTTTGCTAAGCCAGCGCCCGAAGGGATGAATGGTAAAGTTAGCTATACTTGGGGAGGACGCCAGGTCACAAATGGCTTGATGTATGGCAACGGTGGATTAAAAATGTGGAGCACTGAACATCTTGCCAACATGAAGAGCCACGAGCTTGCAGATGAACAACGTGACGCTGTAGATTTTTGCTGGGATTTTAATCGCTATAAAGAGTTGCCCGGCTGCTTTTCCAATGTGCATACCAATGGTAGTGCATATCAAGCGTTTCGTGTTGGATTCCGNGAGGGTGTAAAGCTGTCAATGGAACAAGGCCGCGTGTTAGCGTTTGATGAATGGTCAACCACAATGCATGCGGCAAACTATCAACGATTAATAACTTGGATGACAGTGGGTGCTGACGTTGAACATGGCATTTGGAGTGTGTACGGTGCTCGTCTTGCAGTGAAGTTATTGCAGTATGACAACTTTGACTTTGTAAATATACGTGATTACGCATGGTTCAATGACTTTTTTAATTCACATGCAAAAGTTGATCCAATCAAAGCCAGCAAGTCACTGGGCAAGAACATCAGCGAAGGCATTGGTTACATTTTGCCAAACTTTGACGATGAGCAAAGTGCATTTATTAAACAGATTCAACTACACCCATCTAAGCCATTGACATATGAAGATGTGCTGTGGCAAACAAATTTAAGCATGTATGGATGGTTCAATGGATAAGAATGCAGAACTTCGTTCTTCGCTTTTGTATTTTGTTGACGAAGCAATCGGATTCCGAAAAAGTGTTCACCACTTTCATCGTTGGTTAGAAACTGGCGGCGTCGACGAATTGGAGCAACTGATTAGTGAAGTTGGTCGTGAACACTTCATTGATTTTTGGCCACTATTGCATGGCATTAAGAATTCTGATAACAGTGTTATATTGGCAGAGATAAAGAATCTTGTTGCATACGGTTTAGTACTATCAGAACAACAGTTGTCTGAATCTCTAGACCTGTTGAACTTGGCACAGTCTAATTTCTATGAGATAATTAAATTCATTGAAATATGTGTTGGTACCAACACACTAGTTTCGTGCGTTACAAACGACGATATCACTCTGCTAGGCAAAGCACTGGCCACTTACTATCCAAAAGAACAACGTCACATACTGCAATTGTCCAGTGTTGTAGAACATAATCCAACATTAAATTGGAAAGATGCACTTAGCCGTAATCAGATCAAGAGTAAATTTTGGTTGTTGGATAAACTGGCTGAATTTAATATATGCGGTACAACTAAATTGCGTATGTTAGACACTGTTGTTAACCCGACTGCACTTATGGTAGGAGGTTGGGTTGGAATGATTCCTTTCCTGGCCAGCATGCGAGAAATGAAGCTGGGAAAAGTTGTAAATATTGATATTGATACCAGTGTACATGCAGCGGCTCTAGAACTAAACTTGCCATTTTATCCAACGTATAAAAATTCATCTGATGATATTAGATCTATCAATCTTTCTAAGTATAAGCGGCCAGTTATCATTGATACCATCGTTGAACACTTTGAAAACCATGGAGAATGGGTTAAAACTTTGCCAACAGGCACAGTTGTAATACTACAAGGCAATAATATGTTTGATGTTCCAGATCACGTCAACTGTCATAACTCGTTGGNAGAATTTTTAAGCTCGTGTGGACTTGCGAACATAATATGGGCAGGCGAACTAACATTGTTTAAGTGTACAAGATTTATGGCATTGGGCAAAGTATGAGAAGAATTGTAAAAACAGAAGCTCGGATTGATTTGGATCGTCTACGAATTGAAACTGCAAAGTTATTATGGGATGAAAATCTAAAGCAAAGTATTTCGCAGGTATCAATACAGACGGACGGCGCAGACGATTGGGGCAATAGTGCAGGCTCTCGCCCCGGTGTCAGTGAAAATATATGGGATAAAATTAATCCTTCACTGGCAGGTACCTGGTGGGAAACAGACTTCTTTCCTGGACTGCCGTGGAAAGTTTATCGGACCAGAATTATGGTCATGGAGGGCAGACGATGCTATTCTATTCACACAGACGATAATCCTCGCCTACATATTGCAATTACAACAAATCACCAGGCCAGATTTATTTTCACATCTCCTCCTGAAATTACACATATACCATCAGATGGGTATGTATGGTGGGTCGATACACGCAATGAGCACACGGCAATAAATGGTAGTATGGATACTCGTGTACATTTAATGATGAGCTTGGTCAACACCACCCAGGATTAAATGGCTACATATACATATGAAACTTCGCGTTGAGCTCACTAATTCAAATGACTTTAAAGATTATCGAAGTGACTATCTACTTTTCCTGAAAAAAATTGCCGAAGATAAGTCCCCNGCATCGGCTAACATGGGCCTGGAAGATAACACTGGTTTTCTGTTTTCAGTTGATCATTTAAAACGATGGACAAAGGACACTGGGGAAATTGCATTGTTGTATGATAACCTCACTGAGTTAATTGTTGGGGTTAGTGCAGTTGAAACTTTATACATTAACCCATTGCTTGGCTCAGGTGGCAATCGCTGCTGGATCTCTCCAAAGCATCGTGCAAACAATGAAGTGACCAGCTTTTTGTTAAAGTCAAATTTGGCATGGTGTGAGAACAACGACAAAGCTGGCATGGTGCTAACTTTTAACAATTACAACAAGTGGATTTATGACACTATAACCAAGCTATCAACAAATACTGGTACTACACTTGGAACAGTTTGGTCCAAGTGGTGGAACGATTGCATTCCACTTCCTCGCAAAATTCGCTATTTTAATACTCACCAGTGGGCAGTTATTAAGCCAATTGACAAATCCAAATGTTTAGAAATCGCCGCTGACATTGATAAGCGTTATGGCGTTCGCGAACAGCCATACATTAAACTGGAAAGATAATATGAGTATTATTAATACTGAAAATACATTTTTAAAATACTACTACAACCAGGATACCAGCATTATCTGGAGGGAGAATGGGGACG